CGGCTTTCGTCGACCGGCTCAGTGCTCCCATTCTCGAGTTCGCGATGGATCATGGTGCTGGGCAGGTGCTTTTTCATGGCGGTTATTGTCTTGAGGGTGCGAACTACCGCTTCGTGAACGCGCTGATCGAGAGTTTCCGCAGCGCTAAGCGCACACGCTCGGAGATCCCGTTCATGACGCCTCACGATGTGGCGGCGACAATGGAAGTGTCTGAGCAGTCGATGCGCCAACAACTTCGCAGGTTGCGCGACGCGCTCGACCCGCTAACGGTGATGCTCGGGATCCCACTCGATCAGGACAGTTTCATCGAGACCAAGGAACGCGTTGGATACCGCATCAACCCGGCATGGCATGAGATCGCCCTCGGCGACATTCAGCCCCCGAATCCGGCTGCGTCACAGGAATAATCCGCCGACGTCACAGGCCACCGCGCGCAAGGTCACGATCTGCCCACCGTAGCCCCGTTTCTCGGGGCTTTTTTCTTGTCCGGACGTCACAAGAAAATCCGGGCGTGATCATATACGGATGGCCGCAAATCATTGAAATTGTTCGTATATCCGGGCGCATCAACGTGTCGGGGTGAACAACGGACAACTCAATGAGGTTTCGGATGTCAGTCACACATCTCAACCAGGTCGAGCTGGCGGCTCGATGGAAGATCAGCCCGCGCACGCTGGAGCGCTGGCGTTGGACTGGTGAGGGCCCCGCCTTCATCAAGATTGGCGGCCGGGTCGTGTACCGGCTCGAGGATGTCGAGGCCTACGAGGCCAACCGGCACTGCTCGAGCACGGCCGACAAGCCCGCCGTGAAGCTGGCGTGAGGGGGCGGCCATGACGATCCCCAACCACATCACCCTCGACGATCTGCCCACCATGCCGGTCGGCGATATCGCCGCTCTGCCGGGCGACCAGCTGGCGCTCCTGAAGCAGGACGCCGACGAGCGGCTGCGCTCTGCGAAGACCCTCTGCGACTGGCTCGATGGCGCGATCGCACTGAAGTACGGCGATCAGGCGCATGAGGTGCGCCGTGCGGAGGGCAAGGAAACCGGCACTGTCAGGCTGCAGGACGGCCCGGTCACGGTGGTCGCGGAGCTGCCGAAGCGCGTCGATTGGGACCAGCCGACCCTCGCCAACCTGGTCGAGCGCATCCGGGCCGACGGCGCCGACCCCACCGAGTACGTCGACATCGCGTTCAGCGTGCCCGAGCGCAAGTACACCGCCTGGCCGAAGGACATCCGCGAGGAGTTCGAGCCCGCGCGCACGGTTCGGACGGCCAAGCCGAAATTCCGGCTGCTGCTCGGCGAGGAGGCGCGCTGATGGCCATCTCGCTCGCATCCCTGCAAACCCGGACGGCTCTGCGCCCGCCGCGCGTCCTGATCCACGGCGTCGCCGGCATCGGCAAATCCACCTTCGCCGCGTCAGCAGACGCGCCGGTGTTCGTCCTCACCGAGGACGGTCTCGGCAAGCTGCAGGTGCCGCATTTCCCGTTGGCGACGAGCTACGCGGAGGTCGCCGAGGCGCTCGACGCCCTGCTCGACGAGGACCACGCCTATTCGACCGTGGTGGTCGACAGCGTGGACTGGCTGGAGCCGTTGATCTGGGCCGAGGCCTGCCGGCGCAACGGCTGGCAGTCGATCGAAAGCCCCGGCTTCGGCAAGGGCTACGCCGAGGCGCTGACCATCTGGCGCGAATACATCGACAGGCTGAACGCGCTCCGCGACCGGAAGGGAATGGCGGTCATCCAGATCGCCCACACCGACATAAAGCGCTTCGACAGCCCCGAGCACGAACCCTACGACCGGTACGTGATCAAGCTGCAGGCCCGCGCCTCCGCGCTGCTGCAGGAGCACTCGGACGTCGTGCTCTTCGCCAACTATCGGATCTCGGTCAGCAAGTCCGACGTCGGCTTCAACAAGAAGGTGACCCGGGCGCTCGGGTCCGGTGCGCGCGTCATGCACACCGAGGAGCGCCCCGCCTTCCTCGCCAAGAACCGTTACGGCCTGCCGGAAACCCTCCCGCTCGAGTGGTCGGAGTTCTTGGCCGCCATGCCCCAATCCGCCTGATTACGACTGAAAGGACAGAACGATGGCACGTTTCGACACCGGCTTTGACGCCACCGGCATCGAGCCCACCACCGCCTACGAGATCCTGCCCGCGGGCAAGTACCGCGCCCAGATCGTCGAGAGCGAGATGCGCGTCACGAAGAACGGGATGGGGCAGTATCTCTGGCTGATGCTCGACATCCTCGAGGGGCCGCAGCAGGGCCGCAAGGTCTTCGACCAGTTGAACCTCGTGAACGTCAATCCGACCACGGTCGAGATCGCGCAGCGCACGCTGTCGGCGATCTGCCACGCCACGGGCAAGCTGCAGGTGAACGACAGCGAGGAGCTGCACCTGATCCCGATGACGATCCAGGTCGGCGTGAAGCCCCCGAAGGACGGCTACGGCGAGCGCAACACGATCCGCTATATGGTGCCGGAGGCCCCGGCGCAGGTGACCCCGCCCAAGCCCGCCGCGACGCAGCCGGCCAGCGCGCCCGCGCAGTCGGCGCCCGCCCGCCCGGCCACCGCGCCCTGGCGCGCCAAGAGCTGACGCCCCCGGCCGCCGCGGGCTGAGACTCGCGGCGGCCCGGACATCGCCAGACCCGAGAGACCGACCATGACCAACACCCCCGACGCGGCCTGCGCGGCCGCGAACGCCCCCGGCTTGCCTGACGACACCCGTCGCCTGATCGAGATCGAGGACGCCATCGCGAAGATCCGCACGCAGATCGCGACCGCCGATCTGACGCGGCAGCGGACGGCGAAGCCGATCGACGCCGACTGGTTTCACCGTGCGCGCACGGCGCTGCGTCACCTCAATCGCGAGCGCGCCGAGATCGTCGCCCGTCAGGGCGGCCGCCGCCGGCGCGAGCGCCAGAAGGACATGATCATCGCCGTCCTGCGCGAGCGCCATGACAGCGCCGCCTGGACCGCGGTGCTGGCGGAGGCGCGGTCGCGGCTCGAGCAGGAGGAGGCGTGCTGATGGCCGAGCTTCCCGAACCCCCGGCGCCGACCCTGTCCGCGATCTACGCTTCCTACGAGGCCCGGCAGGGCGAAGGCTTCCGCGACCACCTCGGCGCCTCGCTGATCGGCAAGTCCTGCGCCCGCGCGCTCTGGTACGATTTCCGCTGGTCGACGCCCGCGCGGCACACCGGCCGCATCCTGCGGCTGTTCGAGACCGGACAGCTGGAGGAGGCCCGGCTTGTCCGCGACCTGCGCGCCACCGGCGCGACGGTGCTGGAGGTGGATCCCGAGACCGGGCGGCAGTTCCGCGTCGAGGCCCATGGCGGGCATTTCGGCGGTTCGCTCGATGCGGTCGCCCTCGGTCTGCTCGAGGCGCCGAAGACCTGGCACGTCGTCGAGTTCAAGACGCATTCCGCGAAGAGCTTCGCCGAGCTCGTCGCCAAAGGCGTCGTGCTCGCCAAGCCCCAGCACGCTGCGCAGATGCAGGTCTACATGCACCTGACCGGCATCACGCGGGCGCTCTACGTCGCGGTCTGCAAGGACACGGACGCGCTGCACATCGAGCGCGTCCCGGCCGACCCCGAGATGGGCGAACGCCTGCTGGAAAAGGCGCGGCGGATCATCTTCGCCCAGCACCCGCCCGAGCGGATCAGCGCGGATTCCGCCTGGTTCGAGTGCCGGTTCTGCGACCACCACGGGCTCTGCCACGGCGAGGACGCCGCGGCTGTCACCTGCCGGTCCTGCCTGCATTCCACGCCCATCGAAGGTGGCTGGCACTGCGCGCGCCACGACCGGCTGCTCGACCCGGCCGACCAGCGCCGCGCCTGCGCCCGGCACCTGTTCATCCCCGATCTCGTCCCCGGCGAGGTGACCGACGCAGGCGAGGACTTCGTCTCCTACCGCATGCGCGACGGCTCGGCCTGGACCAACGACGCCCGCGAAGAGGAGGCCGCCGCATGCTGACCCTGCGACCCTACCAGCAGGCCGCGATCACCTCGATCTACGGCTATTTCGAGAAGGAGAGCGGCAACCCGCTCGTCGTGATCCCCACGGCCGGCGGCAAGAGCCTCGTCATGGCCGCCTTCATCGACGGCGTGCTCAAGGCCTGGCCGGATCAGCGCGTGCTCGTCGTCACCCATGTGCGCGAGCTGATCGCGCAGAACCACGCCGAGATGCTGGGGCTCTGGCCCGAGGCGCCGGCGGGCATCTACTCGGCCGGTCTCGGCCGCCGCGATGCGCGGGCCCGGATCCTCTTCGCCGGCATCCAGTCGATCCACGACAAGGCGACGCGCATCGGCCATGCGGATCTGGTGCTGATCGACGAGGCCCATCTGATCCCCGGCCGGTCGAACACCATGTATCGCCGCTTCCTCAACGATCTGCAGGCGATCAACCCCGCGCTCAAGGTGATCGGTCTGACCGCGACGCCGTTCCGGCTCGACAGCGGCATGCTGCACGAGGGCGAGAACGCGCTCTTCACCGACATCGCCTACGAGGTGTCGGTCCGCGACCTGATCGATCAGGGCTATCTCGCCCCGCTCATCTCGAAGCAGACTAAGACCCGCCTCGACGTGACGGGCGTGGGATCGCGCGGCGGCGAGTTCATCGCGCGCGACCTCGAGGACGCGGTCGACCAGGACGCCATCACGCGCGCGGCGGTGGCCGAGGTGATCGCCCATGGCGAGACGCGCCAGTCCTGGCTCGCTTTCTGCTCGGGCGTCCGCCACGCCACCCATGTCGCCGAGGAGTTCCGCCGTCGCGGGGTGAGCTGCGCCACCATCTTCGGCAAGACGCCGAAGGACGAGCGTGACCGGATCATCGCCGCCTTCAAGCGCGGCGAGATCAGGGCGCTGGCCTCGATGGGCGTGCTGACGACGGGCTTCAACGCGCCGGCCGTGGACCTGATCGCCATGCTGCGGCCCACCAAGTCGGCCGGGCTCTACGTCCAGATGGCCGGCCGGGGCACGCGGCTCGCGGAGGGCAAGGAGAACTGCCTCGTTCTCGATTTCGCCGGGAATGTCCGCCGGCATGGTCCCATCGATCTGGTGCGGCCGAAGCGGCCGGGCGGACCGGGCGACGGGCCGCCGCCCACGAAGATTTGCCCCGAATGCGGGACCATCGCGGCCATCGCGGCGCTCGAATGCCCCGATTGTGGCTACGCGTTCCCCGGCCGCGAGGTGAAACTCGAGCCGACCGCCTCAACGCTGGAGGTGCTGTCGAGCGGCAAGCCGCAATGGGTCGGCGTCACCGACGTCACCTACAGCCGCCACGAGAAGCGCGGCGGGCGAGTCTCGCTAAAGGTCACCTACCGCTGCGGGCTCGCCTTCCACATGGAATGGGTCTGCTTCGAGCACGACGGCTTTCCACGCCGGAAGGCCGAAAGCTGGTGGCGCGAGCGGGCGCCCGACGTCGAGGTGCCCGAGTCCGTCGACGAGGCGCTTCTGCTGGCTGAGCTGTTGCGTCGCCCCACCGAGATCGCCGTCCGCCTCGCGGGCCGCTTCACCGAAATCACCGCCTACAGGTTCACCCCATGCCTTACAGCCGTGCCGGGCTCTGCGCCGTCTGCCATCGAGAACCCCGCGGCTGGGGGTGGTTCGACGCGCGTTTCCGCGTTTCCGACCCGCGGCGCGACACGAGTCGCCGAGACCTCTGCAGCCGGGCTTGCCAGGACATCTGCCACCGGAGGTCGGGCATGATCGATCCGACCCCCAATGAGACGGCGGCCATGGTCGAGGGTGGCAAGGCCGGCGGCGCCTATCTCGACAGCCTCGGCCGGACCGACCTCGCCCTGCTCAGCGAGGAGGAGTGGGACACATTCGTCGAGGTGATCGTCACCGGCTACTGCGATCACCTGCGCGACCTCGCGGCCAAGGATCGCGCGCGGCTCGACGGCATGATCCCGGAGGTGCCCTTCTGATGGCGAACACCTCGTGGATGGCCCGCGTTGGAGCGCGCCTCGTGACCAACGGCTACGCGATCCTGCCGATCGCACCCGGCACCAAGAAACCCGGCCAGTTCGCCCGCGCGGCCTGGCACGACTACCCGCAGTGGAACCGGCATGCGAGCCGCGCCACCACCGAGATCGAGGTCGCGACCTGGTCGACCTGGCCCGACTGCGGCGTCGGAATCGTCGGCGGTGCGGTCGCGGCACTCGACATCGACATTGCCGATGATGGCGAACTGGCGCTGCGCATCGAGCGGCTGGCGCGCGAGCGGCTTGGCGACACGCCCGCGCTCAGGATTGGCAAGCCGCCGAAACGGCTGCTGGTCTATCGCACGCGAGAGCCTTTTGCCGGTATTCGGCGCGCGCCGCTTGAAGTGCTCTGCCTCGGGCAGCAGTTCGTGGCCTATGCCGAGCATCCCGACACCGGCCAGCCCTATGCCTGGCCGGACGAGGGGCTCGCGGATCTCGACATCGGGAGCCTGCCCGAAATCGATGCCGCACAGGCGGCGGCGTTCCTCGACGAGGCGCTGGCGCTGATCCCGCCCGAGCTACGCCCCAGAAGCCTTGGGGGGAACGGGCGAGCGGGACCGGAGCGACATGCCTGCCGGGGCATGCGCAGGCAGGCACGCTGGCGGCGATCCGGAGCGCGCTCGCCTGGCTCCCAAACGCCGAGCTCGACTACGACAGCTGGATGCGCATCGGCATGGCGCTGAAGGGCGCGCTGGGCGAGGAGGGTGCTGCGCTCTTCGCCGACTGGTCGGCGCAGGCCGCCAAGAACGATCCGACCGCGACGGCGAAGGCATGGGCGAGCTTCAAGCCCGCGCGGATCGGCGCCGGCACGATCTATCACCTCGCCATGGAGAAGGGCTGGCGCCCCGACCCCGACTGCTGCTCGACGGCAGCCAGAAGGTCTGCGCAAGCGACGAGCATCCCGCAGCCGGCCTTCTCGCGCGGCTCGCCCAGCCCGCGACCCCGCCCAGCTGGTGGCAGCGGCTCGCCAATCTCTTCACCGGAAAGGAAAGGACATGAACTGGACCCTCGCACGCGGCCTCGTCTATCTCGCCTGCCTAGTCGCCTCCGGCCTCGCCATGGCGGGGCTGGCGGATTTCGACTGGCGACCGGGACCTTCGACCTCAGGCCCTTCAACCTCTATGCCCTGATCGGTGCGGCGGGCGGGGTCGTCTCCTCGGCGCTGGCCTCGCTCGCGCTCTGGCGCGGCTGGGGGCGGAAGTGAAGTCCCTGAATCCCGCCCTGCAAGCGCATCTCGACGAGGGCACGACGACGCTCGCCTGGTGCTGGCGGATCACCCGGGCGGACGGCGTGACCTTCGGCTTCACCGACCACGACCGGACCCTCACCTTCGACGGCACCGAGTTCGAACCGGAAAGCGGGCTGACAGCCTCCGAGGTGCGCTCGGGTTCCGACCTCTCTGTGGATGCGCAGGATGCGCAAGGCGTGCTGTCCTCCGACCGGATCACGGAGACGGACATCCTCGACGGCCGATGGGACAATGCGGCAGTCGAGGTCTGGCGGGTCAACTGGCAGGACGTCTCGCAACGGGTGCTGCTGCGTCGCGGCGCCATCGGTCAGATCCGGCGCGGGCGGCTGGCCTTTGTGGCGGAGGTGCGCAGCCTCGCCCATGTGCTGAACCAGACGGTCGGGCGGACGTTCCAGGCGACCTGCGACGCCGCGCTGGGCGACGCGCGATGCGGCGTCGATCTCGAGGATCCGGCCTTCAAGGGCACCGGCGCGGTCATCGATGTGCTGCGCGACCGGGCCTTCACGGCTTCGGGCCTCGGCAGTTTCGCGGCGGGCTGGTTCGCCTTCGGCACGGTCGAGTGGACGTCCGGCGCGAATACCGGGCGGCGGGCCGAGGTGCTGAGCCACGATGTGACGGACGGCGTGGCGATCCTGACCCTGCTGGAAGCCCCGGTGCGCCCGATCGCGGCGACGGATGCCTTCGCGGTCCGGGCGGGCTGCGACAAGCGGATCGCGACTTGCGGGACAAAGTTCGCCAATGTCGCCAACTTTCGCGGCTTCCCGCACATTCCGGGCCAGGACTCGGTCCTGCGATACGCCACCAAGGACGGCGGGCACGAGGGGGCGGTGCTGTGAAGGCCGCCGATCCTGCCCGTGTCATTGCCGCTGCCCGATCCTGGCTCGGCACGCCCTATCACGACCAGGCCAGCCTGCGCGGGGTCGGCTGCGATTGTCTCGGGCTGGCGCGCGGTGTCTGGCGCGAGGTGGTGGGGCCGGAGCCGTTCCCGATGCCGCCCTACAGCCGGGATTGGGGTGAGTGCGGACCGCGAGAGGTGCTGGCTGAGGGCGCGCGGCGGATGATGATCGAGGTGCCGCCCAGCGAGGTCGCGCCCGGCGCGCTGGTCCTGTTCCGCATGATGCCCCGCGCCATCGCCAAGCATGTCGGGATCATCACCGGGCCCAATACCTTCCTGCATGCCTATGAGCGGCTGGGCGTGATCGAGGAACCGCTTACAGCGAGCTGGCGACGCCGCATCGCCTTCGCCTTTCTGTTTCCGCAAACGTGAGGTTCTGACGTGGCGACGCTTGTGCTCGGTGCTGTCGGCTCCGCCATCGGCGGTTCCATCGGCGGCGCGATCCTTGGCGTGAGCGCCGCCACCATCGGCGGGTTCATCGGCTCGACCGTGGGTTCGGTGGTGGACAGCTGGATCGTGTCTTCTCTGGCGCCGGCGCAGCGGGTCGAAGGCCAGCGGCTCGACAGCCTGCGCATCACGTCTTCGACCGAAGGCGCGGTGATCCCACGGCTCTACGGCCGCATGCGCATCGGCGGCAACATCATCTGGGCGACCGATTTCCGCGAGGAGACGAAGACCACGACGCAAGGCGGTGGCAAGGGCGGTGGCGGCGGCAAGGTCCGGACGACCGAATACCTCTACTATGCATCCTTCGCGGTGGCCCTCTGCGAGGGGCCGATCACCGGCATCGGCCGCATCTGGGCCGACGGCAAGCCGCTCGACATGACGGGGATCACCTGGCGCTGGTATCCCGGCGACGAGACCCAGACGGCCGATCCGTTCATCGCGGCGAAGATGGGCGCAGCGAACACGCCAGCCTATCGCGGCACGGCCTATGTCGTCTTCGAGGAGCTGCCGCTGGGCAATTTCGGCAACCGACTGCCGCAGCTCAGTTTTGAGGTGTTCCGGCCGCTCGCGGACCCTGACACCGCTGAGGGCCTCGTCAAGGCCGTGACCATGATCCCCGCCTCGGGCGAGTTCACCTATGCCACGGAGACGATCCGCAAGAGCGCGGGCGGCTTAGGCGGCACCACCTCGGCCGAGAACCTGAACGCGCTCCCTGATGAGGCCGACATCGTCGTGGCGCTGGACCGGCTGCAGGCCATGGCCCCGGCGGTGGAAAGCGTTAGCCTCGTCGTCGCCTGGTTCGGCAATGACCTGCGGGCGGGCAACTGCACCATTAAGTCCGGCGTGGAGGTGGCGACAAAGGTCACCAGCCCTAGGACGTGGACGGTAAACGGCGTGTCGCGGGCAAATGCGCACCTGGTGAGCACCGACGACGAGGGCCGGCCGGTCTACGGCGGCACGCCCGCCGACTTCGCGGTGGTGCAGGCGATCCGCGAGCTCAAGGCGCGCGGGCTGCGGGTGACCTTCTATCCCTTCATCCTCATGGACGTGCCGCCCGGCAACGACCTGCTCGATCCGTGGTCGGAAGTTGTCGAAGGGCTTGGGCAACCGCCATATCCTTGGCGTGGACGGATCACGTGCTATCCAGCGCCGGGCCGGCCCGGCACGCCAGATCAGACTGCCGCCGCGGCAACGCAGGTCGCGGCCTTCTTCGGGAGCGCCAGCCCCTCGGACTTCGCGGTCTCGGGCGAGACGGTCTCGTGGACCGGCGCGCCGGATGATTGGGGCCTGCGCCGCATGATCCTGCACTACGCGCATCTCTGCGCGGTTGCGGGCGGCGTCGATGCCTTTCTGATCGGGAGCGAGATGCGCGGCCTGACCACGATCCGCGACAGCGCCAGCACCTATCCGGCGGTGCAGGCGTTCCGGGATCTGGCGGCGGATGTGCGTTCGATCCTCGGGGCCGGCACGAAGATCAGCTACGCGGCCGACTGGTCCGAGTATTTCGGCCACCAGCCGCAGGACGGCTCGGAGGACGTGTTCTTTCATCTCGACCCGCTCTGGTCGGACGCCAACATCGATTTCATCGGCATCGACAACTACATGCCGCTGTCGGACTGGCGCGACGGCTTCGACCATCTCGACGCGCAGGCGGGTTGGCCCGCGATCCACGACCGGGCCTACCTGCAGTCGAACATCGCGGGCGGCGAAGGGTTTGATTGGTATTACACTGACGCGGGCACGCGGGCTGATCAGTTGCGTACGCCCATCACCGATGGCGCGGCAGGCAAGCCGTGGGTCTTCCGTTACAAGGATCTGCGGGGCTGGTGGTCGAACCCGCATTACAACCGCCCAGGCGGGGTGGAGGCTGCGACGCCCACGGCATGGGTGCCGGAGTCCAAGCCGATCTGGTTTACCGAATTCGGTTGCCCGGCCGTGGATCGCGGCACCAATCAACCGAACGTGTTTTTCGATCCGAAATCGTCGGAGAGTTTTGTCCCGTATTTCTCGCGCGGCTGGCGCGACGACGCGATCCAGCGGGCCTATCTCGAGGCGACCCTGCTGTTCTGGGCTGATCCGGCGAACAATCCGGTGTCTTCGGTCTACGGCGGTCGGATGGTGCATGTCCCCGAATGCGCCGCCTGGACATGGGACGCGCGACCCTATCCGTGGTTCCCTGAATCCGGCGTCTGGACGGACGGGCCGAACTGGCGGCTTGGCCACTGGCTGACCGGGCGCCTCGGCTCGGTGTCGCTGGCGGCCCTCGTGCGTCATCTTTGCCTGCGCGCCGGGCTGCCGGAGGACCGCATCGACGTTTCCGGTCTCTGGGGCGCGGTCGAAGGCTACGTGATCGGCGCGCTGGAAAGCCCCCGGGCGTCGATTTCCACCTTGGCACGGCATTTCGGCTTCGATGCCATCGAGACCGAGGGGGTCATCCGCTTCGTCATGCGTGGCCGCGCCTCGGTCGCCACGCTGGCCATCGACGATCTGGTCGCCAGCCGGGAAGGCGAGGCCTTCGAACTGACGCGCGGCCAGGAGACCGAACTGCCGCAGGCGCTGAAGTGGCAGGTCGCGCGCGCCGACGAGGATTACGACGCGGCCCTCGTCGAAGCGCGACGGATCACCGTGGACACGACGCGTATCGCCTCGGAGAGCTTCCCCATGGCGATTCCGCCCGAAGAGGCGGAACGCCGCTGCCGCCGCGCGCTGATGGAGGCCTGGATCGGTCGGGAAAGCGGCACCTTCCGCCTTCCGCCCTCAAAGCTGGCCCTCGACCCCGCCGACGTGATCCGGCTGGCGCATGACGGCCGTGAGGTCGAGTTCCGCCTCGTCTCGGTCGCCGATGCCGAGGCGCGGGGCATCGAGGCAGTCCGGCAGGACCGCGCCGCCTACGACCTGCCGCCCGGCGATCCGCGGCCCGCTTCGCTCGCGAGTCCCGTCGTCTTCGGCGCACCGGAGGTGGTGCTCATGGACCTGCCGCAGATCAGCGAGGACCAGCCCGCGCATCGGCCGCTGGTCGCCGCGCATGCGGTTCCCTGGCCTGGCGAGATCGCGGTGTTCCGCAGCCCGACGCTGGACGGGTTCGAGCTGCTGAGCACGTTTGGAACACGGGCGCGGATCGGCACGCTGGTCTTCGACTTCTATCCGGGTCCGACTTCCCGCTTCGATCTGGGCAATCAGCTGGTCGTCGATCTGCTGTCGGGAACGCTGGAGAGCGTCACGGATCTGGCGCTGTTCGGCGGGGCGAACGCACTGGCGGTCGAGTCCGCAGCAGGTGTGTGGGAGATCGTCCAGGCTGGCGCGGCTGAACTGCTCGCGCCCGGCCGCTACCGACTGACCCGCCTCCTGCGCGGCCAGCGCGGAACAGAACATGCCATGGGCAGCCCCGCCCCCGCAGGGGCACGAGTGGTGGTGCTGGATGCTGCGCTGGCCTCGCTGCCCATCGCCGAGGCTGACCTTGGCTTGCCGTGGAACTGGCGTGTCGGCCCGGCCGCGCGCGCTGTCACCGACGGGACCTACGTGCAACAAACGTTTACGCCAGCGGGCGTCGGGTTGCGGCCGTTCTCGGTTGTGCACGTGGAACAACCGTGGCGCCGGTCGCGCACGCCCGGCGACCTGACGATCCGGTGGACGCGCCGGTCCCGCGCGCTGGTCGCCGATGCCTGGGAGCAGGTCGAGGTGCCATTGGCCGAGGACCTGGAAAGCTACGAAGTCGAGATCCTCGATGGCGCCGCGGTCAAGCGGACGCTGACCAGCAGCACGACCTCCGTCCTCTACACTGCCGCGCAGCAGATCGCCGATTGGGGCGCGCCGCTTGGGCCCGGCCAGACGCTGGCGATCCGCATCTTTCAGCTCTCGAACCGCGTCGGTCGCGGCACTCCTGCGACCGTGATCCTCCAGTTCTGATCCCAACCCACGGGAATCCCTATGTCCGATACCACGACCCATCTTGGCCTTCCCTATCTCCTGGCCGCCCAAGCCCAGAAGCATGTCACCCACAACGAGGCGCTGCGCCTGCTCGATGCCATGGTGCAGCTCTCGGTCCTCGATCGCACGCGCACCACGCCACCGGCCAGCCCCGCGGATGGGAACAGGCACCTTGTGGCCTCCGGCGCAACGGGCCTCTGGGCCGGGTGGGATCTGAACATCGCCTTCTGGATGGACGGCGCATGGATCCGTCTCGTCCCGCGTACTGGCTGGCTGGTCTGGGTCGCGGCCGAGGGGCTGTATCTCGTCTGGACCGGCAGCGCCTGGGAGGTGGTGGGCGAGCCGCGCGACGTCTCGGACGCGGTCTTCAGCCTTGTGAACGATGCGGACCCGACGAGGAAGGCGGCTTTCTCGCTGGCGGGCATCAGCGCCGGGACGACCCGCAGTTACACGTTGCCCAACACCTCGTCGGAGCTGGCGATCCTCGCGGGGACGCAAACCTTCACCGGCAACAAGACGTTTTCGGGGACGCTGACCGCTTCGGGCACAGTCACCGTCTCGGCGGCCTCGGCCAGCATCGGCACGGCCACAACGACGGCGACCTACGGCATGGGCACCGGCGCGACGACCACGGGCGTGACCAAGACCGTGAACCTCGGCACCGGCGGCGCCGCCGGATCGACCACCGTCGTGAACATTGGCTCGAACACGGCTGGCGCGGGTGGCACGACAATCATCAACACGCCAACCGTCACCTTCGCCAATGCGGTGACGCAGGTCGGCATGCCCCAAGCCAATCTGACCGCGCAGCGTCTGGGTCTCGGCGGCGCGACCGCCGACAGTTTCAACCGCCTGTCGGTGAACACGCCTGCGGTTCTCTTGAACAACGCAGGCGCAGGGATCGAGGCCACCGTGAACAAGTCGGCCGCGGGGAACGACGCGGCCTTTGCCTTCAAGACCGGGTTTTCGGCGCGGGCGTTGATCGGCCTCCTCGGCAATGACGACTTCAGCTTCAAGGTCAGCCCGGATGGCTCGGCCTTCTATGACGCGATCCGGATCGACCGCACCAGCGGCCAGGTGGAGTTGCCGCAGCCCACGGTCCTGCCCGGCCTCAGCGCATCGCCGCCGCCGCCGCCCGCGGGCAAGGCGTTGGTCTATGCGCGCAACCGCGCCGGGGCGCCGTGGATCGACGTCATGCGCCCCTCGGGGCGGGACTTCCCGCTCCAGCCGCATTTCGGGGTGAACCGGATCGCGAACTGGGCGCCTTCGACCGGCACGACGATCACCAGTGAAGGTCTGCCGATCACCTCGGTCGGCACCGTCTCGCACCCGACGCTGGCCGCCACGACCCTCGCCGCCAGCATGCGGCGTTGGCGTCTGACCTCGGCGGCCGTGGCGGACTCGGTCGCCGATCAGCGATCCGCAAGCTGGGCCTGCTGGCGCGGCAACGCGGCAAGCCTCGGCGGCTGGACCTTCGTCACGCGGATCTCGCTCACGACCCTGCAGCCGACGGGCATGGGCTTCTTCGGTCTCTATGGCTCGACGGCCGCTCTGGCCACCACGCTGACGCTCGCAGCCGTGATCAACTGCATCGGCATCGGTTTCCAGCGCGGCACCCACGCCCGCTGGCAGCTCGTCGCGAACGACGGCACCGGCGCGCCGACCCTGACCGACATGGGCGCGAGCTTCGCCATCGCCACGGGTGGCGTGCTGACCCTGTTCATCGCCGCCCCGCCTAATGGCAGCTCCGTCTGGGTGCGGGTCGTCGACGAGGTCTCCGGCGCGGTCTTCGAGCAGGAGATCACCGCCGACCTGCCAGCGGCAACGCAATTCCTGTCGCCGCGGCTGTTCCTGAACACCGGCGCCACGGCTGCTGCTGTCGCCTACGACTGCGCCGGGGTCTACCTCGAGACGGATTTCTGA